TTGGGACTAGTAGTTCTGGCGCACAAATTGTTGCTGCTCAAACGGATGAAATCTTAGATGGTGGTACAACTGTTGCTGCACACAATGTAACTGTAACCAGTTTGGTTCTTCAAACGCAGGACGACACTACTGCCCCTGCTTCTGTTCAATACACAGACACTGAACGAACTATCTATTGCAACATTACCAACACGGTAAATGCTACAACTGCGGGTTCTTTTACTTTTATAATTGAATACGTTCAAATAGCGTAGTTTCATTTGGGTGAGGGTAAAACCTCACCTATTATTTAGGAGGGAACAATGGCAGACCTTAAAACGTCAACAAAGATTTCAGAAAGCACCCGTGAAGTTGTTTATGCTTTCCAATACCAATATGTAGATGCTGGCGATGAAAGCGCAGTTCTTAAAATAGATGTTTCTGGGTTAAGCAAAAATGCTAACGGGTCTTCTTGCACAGGAATAAGAATAGTAGAATGTTGGTGGGTTATAAAAGCTATGACGGTAGAAGTTTTAGCAGATGCCGACACCGACATAATAATTTTGCACCTTGATGAAGGTCAGTCTGGATATCAAGATTTTTCTAGGTTTGGTGGATTGCCAACAAGCTCATCTTATGGAGCAAACGGAACAGGTGACATTAAATTTACGACAACTGGCGCAGGAGCAGCTGGTGATGCGTATCAAGTTGTGATTAGAGGCATCAAAGAGTATTAATGGCAACCTCAGGCACAGTCGCATTTAGACCAAATGTCGAAGAAATAGTAGCAGAGTCCTTTGAACGGTGTGGCTTAGATCCCCAGACTAGAACAGGTCATCACGCAGCTTCTGCAAGAAGAAGCCTTAATTTGCTATTTTCCGAGTGGGCGAACAGAGGTATTAACTATTGGACGGTTAACAATGCAACTTTGTCTTTAACCTCTGGAACGCTTGCTTACACTTTGCCCGCTGGAACAGTTGATCTGATTGATGTCGTGGTCCGTGACTCTAGCGATAGCGTACAAACAGATATACCAGTTGAAAGAATTAGCATTGCGGATTACAACCAAATCCCCAATAAGACTAGCTCAGGCAAGCCAACTCAGTACATGCTTAACAAGCAATACACTCCAACAATAAATGTTTGGCAAGTTCCAGATTCTAGCAACTATAGCCTTGTTTATTGGGCTGTCAATCAACTAGAAGACATTAACTTGGCAAATCAAGACGCAGACGTTCCTTATCGTTGGAATGATTGCATTTGTAGTGGATTGGCAAGCAAGTTAGCTATTAAATATGCTCCAGATCGTTTTCCAGTGTTATCTCAAGTGTACGAAAGAGCTTTTGAACTTGCGTATTCAGCGGATAATGATGGCGTTTCATTGAGGGTTCGACCGACGACTTTGGATTTGAATTAAATGGCTAGATACGCAAAAGGCAAAAAAGCACAGGCAATATCAGATCGCAGCGGTTTTAAAGTACCGTACAAAGACCTAAAGACAACTTGGGACGGATTAAGGGTAGAACCTCAAGAGTTTGAACCAAAACACCCACAGCTTGATCCCCCTAAAAATGTAGTTGACGCGACTTCTCTTTTTAAACCAAGACCAGACAATGACCCGATAAATATTAGAATTGACCTTGCGTTCAATTGGTTTAATGATAATTTAACTGGCACAACAATGAATGCCAAAGCCTATGAGAAACCAAATGTTGGTATTTCTGGGATAGGTGGGATTGGCAAATTTGTATTGTCTGCAAGCGAAACTGACACAGTTGGTGTAGCAGGCACAGGAGCAGTTGCCTCTGTAGGCGAATTTGGTATTAGTGTATCGGTTGTTGAGACTGGATTAGCAGGTACAGGCGCAATAGGTACGGAATCGATTAACTTAGGAGGCTGGAGTCAAGATTCTTACGGTGGCGGTTCTTATGGTGACTTATAAATGAATTACTCAACCTTAGTATCAAATATTCAAAATTTTTTAGAAGACGATTCCACTGAGCTTTCTAATTCTATTGACCAGATTATCTCTCAAGCCGAGGAGATGATCTTTCAAAGGTTGCCTTCTCTTCCTTGTTTTAGAGGCAGTGCTTCTGGAACTTTGGTAGTAGGCACTAGCGAATACACTATTCCAACGGCAAGGATGATTCGACAGCTATCTATTACAGATTCTAGTAGCAATGTCATATATCTTAACCATCGTATGGATAGCTATGTTCGTGATTATCATCCGAATGCTTCTACAACTGGAACGCCTGAGATGTATTCGACAAACTCAAGCTCAACCTCTGGAATAGTGGTGATGTTAGCACCAACGCCAAGCGCAACTTTAGCGTATAAAGCAGATTATCTTGCTCCAGAAACAGGTCTTTCGTCTTCAAACACGACAAGTTGGATTGGGAATAACGCAGAAAACGTATTGTTAAGTGCTTGTTTGTTGGAGGCTTCGGCTTTCTTAAAAGCACCAGAGACTGTAAACTTATATAAAGCTCAATTTGACGAAGCGATTCAGTTGTTTCAACAAGAAATGGCGAGAAATTACGCAGCAGAATACGACGGAGGAATTTAGATGGCAATTTCACAAGCAATGGCAACTTCTTTTAAAGCCGAAATTTTACAAGAAGGTCATCAACTTGACACAGACACAATAAAGATTGCCTTGTTTACAAGCTCGGCAAGTTTGGGCGCAGGAACTACTGCTTATAGCACTAGTAACGAAGTGGCAAACGGAAACGGGTATGCTACAGGAGGGGTGACTCTTGCTAATACTACAGTTGCAACTTCTGGTACTACAGCTTATTTTGACTCTGACAATCCTCAATGGACTTCGGCTACTTTTACTGCAAACGGAGCTTTAATTTATAACTCAAGCAATTCAAACAAAGCAATTGCTGTTCTGGCTTTTGGTGCTGATTACAGTGTTAGTGGCGGTACGTTTACGATTGAGTTTCCAGCAGCAGGAACTAGCGCAATTATAAGGATTGATTAGTCATGGCAAGTACCTATGTAAACGATCTTCGATTGGAAGAGATTGGAACAGGAGAGAAATCAGGTTCTTGGGGTACTGTTACTAACACTAACCTAGAACTAATAGCAGAAGCTTTTAGCTATGGATCAGAAGCGATTGCAAACGCTTCAACACACACTATTACCGTTGCCGATGGAGCTTCCGACGAAGCTCGCTCGCTTTATCTAAAATGTACTGATGGCGGTCAAGCTTGTACAGTGACCCTTGCACCAAACACTTTGTCCAAAGTCTGGATAATAGAAAACGCAACCAGTTATACGCTTACCTTTTCTCAAGGAACTGGAGCAAATGTTGCTGTTTTGGCTGGGCAAGTAAAAATGATTGCTACTGATGGAGCAGGCGGTGGCGCGGTAGTTTATGATTTATTAACCGACGTTAATTTAGCTGGCACAACGGTTTACAGCGCGTTAAATGATGGAACTACGACTTTAACCAGTACGGTTGCAGAGTTAAATATCATGGACGGTGTTACAGCTACTGCCGCAGAACTTAACATTCTTGACGGTGTTACCAGTACGACCGCAGAGTTAAACATTCTTGATGGGGTTACTTCTACAGCAGCAGAACTTAATCTTGTAGATGGTTCTAGCGCAGGGTCTATTGTAAATAGCAAAGCAGTTATTTATAGCTCCGCAGGTGTTGTAAACGCAACCGATATGGTTGTAACTGGGTCTGGAAATAGATCGCTATCTGTTAGTTCAACTGATGCTGTTGGCTCTATAGAAGTTGGCTCTGCTGCTGGTAATCAAGCGTTTATAGACCTTAAAACTCCTACTAGTGATGATTACGATGTAAGGCTACAGTCTGAATCTGGAGGCTCAGGTGGGTCTTTAAATGTAACGAGTGGCAATCTTACTTTATCTGGTTCTGGAAAAACATCGGCAGTTTTTGATGGTGATGGCGCAGTAAGTCTGTACCACAATAATTCCGTTAAAATAGCTACAGCATCAGGTGGAGTTAATGTAACGGGTACTTTGACCGCAACTACTGAAGTTACTGTTAGCTCTGACGTGCGGTTTAAATCAAACATTGAAACGATTGATAGCGCATTAGATAAAGTAAAAGCGATGCGCGGTGTATACTTTGATAAACATGGTGCTGAAGACAAACGCTCTGTAGGTGTTATCGCACAAGAAATGCAAAAGGTTATGCCTGAAGTAGTGGTTACAGATGACACAGAAGATAAACATTTATCGGTTGCCTATGGCAACTTAGTAGGCGTTTTAATAGAAGCAGTTAAAGAATTGTCAGAAGAAGTAGAAAAACTAGGGGCTAAATAATGGCGGTTACAAGTTCAGCACCCATTGATATTGGAGATTTAGTTACTGAGTTTGGTGGCGATGCCCCTCATTCTTTAACTGAATACTACCGTGGCGGAAGTCTTGTTCCTAACACTACAGCTAATAACGGTGTTCCTACTAGCGGTGCTATATCACTAACAGATTTTTTTGGAGCTACGGACACTCAGACCACGGGAAATTACACCATAGGAATAGGCGGTAGTTTTATAGGGCTTGGCGTAGGAGTTACTGGGTTTGATGCAAACGGTCAGGTAGGTAGTTTTGGTTCTATAAGCACAAACACCATAGATTTTTCAGGATTTGACGTGACCATAGGCGGTGTTTATGCAACATCTAGCCAGCTAAGGTTTTACGTAACATCTCATGTTGATAACAGCGGTTGGATTTCTATGACATTGGGAGGAACTACGTATAACCGAACTGACGCTAGTTACGCACAAGCAAACAGTTCTTATTTTGGTGGAAACTACACTATTTGGACTTGGAGCGCGAGTAACGCAATAGGATCTTCTGGAACAATTACGGTGTCTTGGTTAGGATAATTAAATGGCAAGTTCATATACAACAAATTCAGGAATTGAGAAACCAGCACAGGGCGATCAAACTGGTGAATGGGGGACGACGATCAACACTAACATGGACATCATTGATCGTTCTATCAATGGTGTTTTAGCTTTATCGTTGTCAGGCACAACCACCACCTTAACCACTACAGACGGGACTTTGACTGACGGAATGTATAAAGTGCTTGTTCTTGGTGGCTCTCCTAGTGGCACAAATACCATTACGGTTGCACCAAACGACGCAGACAAGCTGTATTTTGTGGTTAATAGTAGCGGTCAAACGGCTACATTTACTCAAGGCTCTGGTGCTAACGTCAGTGTTTTAAACGGAGATACCGCTGTTATTTATTGTGACGGCGCAGGCTCAGGTGCTGCTGTTGCTGATTTCACTAAAGATTTAGGTATGTCGTCGGTAAATATTGATGGCGGTACGATTGACGGCGTGACACTAGGAACAAATAGCGCAATAACTCAAGCTGTTATAGACAATATAAACATTAACGGCGCAACAATTGGACACACCTCTGACACTGATTTAATGACATTGGCTAGTGGTATAGTTACTGTAGCTGGCGAAGTCTCAATGACTACGCTAGATATTGGTGGAACGAATGTTACAAGCACCGCAACAGAACTTAACAAGCTCGATGGAGCAACGGTTACAACCACAGAAATAAACTATTTAGACATTACCACACTGGGTACATCTGAAGCATCGAAGGCTGTAACAGTAGACTCAAACGGGGATTTGCTTGTACCAGACAGCGACAAGTTTAAATTTGGC